TAAATTTATTTGCACCTTTTGTAACTTCGCTTACAAGTATTTTCTTATTAAGCATAGCAAATTTACAATTATCGGTATCAAAATGCTCGCTACCAGTTTTCTTTTTTTCCTCTAACCAGGCGTTTTGTTGTTTATGTGATCCGATGGTTAATGCTTGTGCTACGCCTAATCCAAAGGCTCTTTCACGAAACATTTGTTTTGCTAATGGGCATAATTCAGCTAATCCTACGCGTTGCATAACCCATTTTTGTGTACGACCATATTTTAATGCAATACTATCGTAATCTTCACCTTCTTCTTTGCATAAATTATTAATCGCTTCACATTCATCTAATGGATGCATATCTTCACGCATCATATTTGCGTGTAAACCAGCGTTTTTAATAACATCTGCGTTATCGACAACAATTACATTGATTTTTTCTTCGGAATCTTTTCCGTAAATATTACATAATGCAGAATATCTGCGATTGCCATCAAGAATGTTATATCCTTTGCCATTTTTGGTAACGACTAAATTATGCAATAAACCTTGCGATTTAATGGATGCAAGCAGCTGTTCCATGCGAGCTTTATCTGGAGATACTTGTCTTACATTATTAGGGTTTTCTTTTAACTTATTAAGTGGTAATTGATCCATTTGACTTTCCTTTTCCATTTTTGTCTTTTAAAATTTTGGCTTCTGTTTTCAAGTCAACGATTGTGGGGGATTTTGCTACCTGTTCTGTGGTAGAATGTTTTTGTTTATTAATGTTTTCTTTTACAAATTTAGGAAGGCTTTGCATCCGATCACGTAATTCTTCGGAATCGTGTAAACGTTTAATATTGTAAAGGTAAAATCCTAAAATGGGATATACATATTTTTCTTTTACCTTGTTTTGCTTTATATAATCGGAATCTAAAGTTAACATTTCTGAAGAATAATTTGCGTTACAAAAATCTTCTATAAATGCAAATATATCTTTTAAATTACCAATACGAATAACCCTAAAACCATGTGAATATTGCTTTTGCTCGCAATACCCAGGTATTTTTTGTTTAAACGTAATTTCCCATAATGGAAAATCGTTTGTGCGTTCTAGTTTTTTTATATAATCTTCTTGATTCATAATTTTCTCCTAGTATTTAGTCTTTTTTTTCATTAAATGATCGGTGATATACTTGCTCGAAAATGCGACACCAATCCATAAGGGTGTTGCTATGACGCTGATAACTAATGTTGGATTGATATTCATTAAGAGCATCAAAAAGAGGATGATTAATGATAGTGTTAAGTGAACAATGACGAACCATCCAATCCAGTTCGCTTTTGATTTTAAGTAATGTTTGATTTTTTGAATCATCTTTTGTTTCCCTAGAGTTTTTAATCCTACTCTCCTCCCCTGGCTTTTTGCATCCTACTCTCTCACCCTGGTCGTCTGAACAATAAGGTGGAGGGAGGGCTTGCACCCTCCTTCGTTGTGTGATGTTTTTAATGCTAGAACGGAATGTCGTCATCAAAATCAGATTTTTGATTTGGCATTTCTGCTGATCCATTTTGTGTTGCACCGTTTGATGCCTTTGGTCCAGCTGGTCCTCCCATAAGACGAATGGTAGCACCACCACCAGCAAGCTTAAGTTTAAAAGCCTTTCTGGTTTCGCCACCTTTGTCCTTATATGTTTCCATAATAGGATGTCCATCAAGTAACAATTGTGTTCCAGCTTTAACATTAGGTTCAACAATACTTGTGACCATGCCACCTCCATTGTTTCCATCCCATATTTCGACTGGATACCAATACGTTCTGCTGTCTTGTGTTCCATCGCGTTTAATGAATTTTTCATTAACTGCAACAGAAAACTTACCGACTTTTGTATTTCCTACTGTTTGTATTTCAGGCTGCTGACCTACGTTGCCTACAACCGTCATTCTTGCGAAATTTGTCATGTTGATTCTCCTTATGTAAATTGACAAATGGTGTGGAAGATACAACCCCTCCTCCACTAAGGGTATTTGACAAAATGGTGTTAAAAAACTAAGTTAATTAACATGATCTCCATCTGCCTGAATCTGAATGTAGTATGATAGAATTGTGAGTTGATGCACTTCACATTTAAAAAACACCTATTTGGCTTTTAACTTTTAGATTTTGGAGGAACGTATTCCCATTCGAACCAATATCCTTTACGCTTAGGTCTTTCGTAACCTCCAATTTTCTTGAGAAAAAAGAGTACAATTGAAATTAATGCTCCAGCTACAATCGCAACCATCATTCCAGCAAAAGTGCCAGCGAATAATAGCATTAACGTTAATGAAGCAACAATATCTACAGCGATATCAAAAGCCAAAACTCTACGAATATTAAGTTTTGCTAATAAAAATAAAATTGCAATGGCTGATATAACACCAGCGATAAAATAAAAAATTAAAGCACCATTAATAAGCATCCTACTCTCCTCCCTGGGCTTGGGGTTTTGGGGTGAAAAGCAGTTTATAGTCATGCTTAGGACTTTGGGAGCAACTGATTATTTCACACGCACCTTGCCAAACATCTTGCTATCATCGAGTAATTTGGCTTTTTCTTGAGGTGAATAAGCGTTCCAATCTTGTAAATTAATTTTCTTCCTTGCACGATACATCGCTGCTCGGTTTCTCTCATTTTCAAGTTGTTTAAGAGATTTATAAGGTGATACGCTGATCTTTAATAGTTTCTCAAGTTGAGGTCGTATTTCCTCAAGATGTAAGGATAAACAATTTTGAATATGCACATATTTCCAACGTAATGTATCAATTCTTTTATTTAATACTTCTTGTTGCATCGGAATAATTTCTGGATCTGTGCCAGTACAATCTTTTAACTGCTGTTTTTGTCTAGTTGCATATTCCTCAGTTGCTTGTAATTGATATTCTAAAGCACGAATATTAGAATCACATAACTGAATTGCTAAGGTTTCCATAAACTCATAACCATCAATGTGATGATAGTAAGAAGCTAATTGTACCTCAACATATCGGTCATTCCATAATTCATGCTCTGGTTTTGTTTTATCGTATTCCGTTTGCCATATGACTTTGTGTAATTTATCAATATCTTCAACGGATAACGCGTCAACTGCCTTTTTATCACTACGAAATAGTGCTTCTTGCTCTGCTTTTTCATCTTCTCTCATTTGTCGAAGTGCAGCTCCTAATTGATTTACACTATCTACAAAACCCTCGTAATCATCATCGTAGTCAATTTTATTGTTTGAATTTTCCATAATTTGCTCCATAATAAATTGGGGTAAGTATTTGCTCTACTCACCCCAGATTGAATTGGCTTTAAAACCAATTTTGCATAAGTGAAGAAGTTGAAATTACTTGTGATAATCTTGAATCATCTCTGCTGTTATTTCAGCTTCTTCCACATAACCATTAATTTGTTGTGTTACCAAATCTGCTTGCAGTACGTCTAAGGCATCGTCATTCTCAAGTATTAACTTTGCCATTTTATCACCACACTTTGGTAAAACATTGGTGTAAGTTTTAATAGTCATTTTGACCTCCTTTTGTTTTGAATTTGATTGGCTTTTGAAATAAATTTAAATGCACCGATAAACCACAAAGTTGCGATAATAAATGCAAGGATTCCTAAACCAGTAAATGTTAAAAAGAATGTAATGAACACTAATGCTAAAATTCGTGTTGAATATTTAAATATCCATTGTCCAATTTCATCAATTTTAAATATCATGTCGATAAAACCAGATGCTAATGTATCAAATATTTTCTTTTGATTTAGTTTGTTAGTAAAATTCATTGAATTGCTCCTATGTAAAATTAAAAAAATTAAAGGGATATTTGATTTAAGGATATATGTCCCTTTGCTTACTTTTTTCATCAGTCATGCTTGTCAAGGGGATTTATTCAAATGTTTTAGTTCCGTCTTTTTTTCGCACTTTAGAAAAAAAGATATATAGGAACTTACATTTGAGCTTTTTAGCGTACAAAGAACTTGAGGTAGCTTCGATCGAGCTGAAAAGACCCCTTTACAAGTATGCTATACCATAGCTATGCTAAGGGACATATATACGCCCACCGCGAAGGTGCCAATCTCCGATTAGGTTTCCTCTACCTCCAGCGTTGCTTCTTTCGCGATAAAGAAGTTGACGAATTTCGATGGTTCGCAGATATCTTTCAAAGAGCTACATTTTCGTGAGGAACGAACCAGGAAATGTACCTTTGAAAGAGTCGAGAAACCTTGAGATATTCGGCAAAGGGAATTTCGAATAGTAATGTGAATAGACAATTAAAACGAAGCGTTTGTATTATCGGATTAGCAAAAACTTTCGAGGTTTCGAATGAAAGCAAATAAAACGCAACAAGAGAAGTATAAAGGAAGCATTGTTCCAGTTGCAGACATCAATAAAAATGCAGAAACATTACGACAACAACATCCGAATGTAACGGATGCACAAGCTGAATTGGTCCATGCGATGTTGCATGATGGTTGCAACGCACAAACTGCAAGTGAACGTTTGGGTAGAAACAAGTCTTGGGCGTATAACACATTGAATAAACAACATATTATAGAATACAGACAAGAGTTAGCAATGCGTACATTGGGGTGGGATGCCACACAAGCGATGGCAACTATGCGAGGATTGCTAAACGATAAGAGTTCATACATTAGATTAGAAGCCAGTAAAGACTTACTTGATCGTGCTGGATTACGAATGGATGCTCCGAAGATACCTTCGACAGCAGTACAGATTAACTTTAATGTTGACTAGTATATGTCTAGGGAACCTAGTGGATGGGTTTATAGAAGATGGGGTTTAAAAAATGGGCGTTGACCTACATAAAGGGTAACACACATCAGCGATAGTCAAAAAAAAGTAAATCGTTAAAAAATTTTTTTTTATAGGAGAAGCAATTATGGGTGGACAGCCAAAATTACCAAACTTAATGAAAGTTACCAATCAAGTTGGTGCAACGGTACATCAAACTGTTGATACAGCATTAAAACCTGTTACACAAGTTGTGCAAGCAACCGTTAGTGCAGTAGAAGGAAAAAAACAAACACCAGAAGCACCAAAAGAAAGTAAAGCTGTAGCAACAAAATCTACAGAAAATAGTGGATCAAGACGAGCTATGTTACAAGCTGGTGGATCGAGTAGCAGACGCGTAAAGTTTTTAGGGTAATGTTTATGCCTATGATTATTGCGTGTTTTGCAAAATCGTATTTTTGTTTTTTGGCAATGGATGATTTAGGTCCGTATACATCACCACAAAAATGTATGCATCGTATTCAAGAAATGGAAGTCCAAACACACAAGAGTTATAAAGATATTCGTATTATTGATACAAAATGTATTGTAGTCGGTCATGCAACTTAATTATATTCCTCCTGGTAAAGTAGCAAAAACCTTTATGAAAGATACGGCATTTGTTCGTGGATTGCGTGGACCTGTAGGTTCTGGTAAATCGGTAACCTGTTGTATGGAAATTATGCGAAAGGCAGTTGCACAAAAACCCAATTCTGCAAATATACGCAAAAGCCGATGGGCAGTTATTCGTAATACCAATCCACAATTAAAAACCACAACCATTAAAACATGGCGAGATTGGTTTAGCGATGATTTAGGTAAATTTGTTTGGTCACCTCCTTATACGCATCATGTTTGTATTTCGTTAGGTGATAAAACTACAGTAGAACTCGAAGTTATTTTTTTGGCTTTGGATAAGCAAGAAGATATTAAAAAGCTATTAAGTTTGGAATTAACAGGTATTTGGGTAAATGAAGCAAGGGAAATTCCCAAAAGTATTATTGATGCTTGCACAATGCGTTGTGGAAGATATCCTTCCATGCGAGATGGTGGTCCAAGTTGGTACGGTGTTATTATGGACACCAATGCACCAGCTGAAGATCATTGGTGGGGAATTATGTCTGGTGAAGTTCCCATTCCAGAATATTTAACCCAAGACGAACAATTATTATTAGTAAAGCCTGAAGATTGGACTTTTTATTCCCAACCAGGAGCAATGTTAGAAAAACTGGATGCATCTGGCAATTTAATAGGGTATGAACCTAATCAAGATTCAGAAAATCGTAAAAATTTACAACAAGATTATTACGAAAAGATTATTTTAGGTAAATCGCCTACTTGGGTAAAAGTTTATGTATTAAATCAATATCAGACATTATTAGATGGCAAACCGTGTTTTCCTACATTTAAACGTGAAACTCATGTTGCTCATAATCCTATTGCACCTTTAGAGGGTAAGGAAATTCTTGTTGGATTGGATTTTGGTCGTAGTCCAAGTGCTGTATTTATTCAAAACCAACATTCTGGTCGATGGGCAATTTTACATGAGTTAATTGCACAAGATATGGGAGCTGCTCGTTTTGCTGAAATGTTAAAACGTGAAATTGCAAAACAACAATGGGAGCATTTTGATTTTCGTTTTATTGGAGATCCAGCTGGCAATCAAATGTCACAAACAAGTGAATTAACTCCTTTTATGGTATTAAGAGCATCAGGTATTACAGCATTTCCAGCATCAACAAACGATATTTTCTTACGTTTAGAAGCTGTCGAAGGTGTGATTAATCGTATGACGGAAGGATTACCGAGTTTATCGGTAAGTCCTACTTGCACAACATTAATTTCTGGCTTTGAAGGTGGATATCAATTTAAACGTGTTTGGCATATGGGTCAGGAACGTTACGAAGAACGCCCAAATAAAAATCGTTTTAGTCATATCCATGATGCCTTACAATATGCTATGCTAGGAGGTGGCGAGGGTAAAAAGGTTATTTTAGGAAATAGGCAAGCCTTAACCCCCACAATCGTTGATAGGGGAATTGGTCCGTTTGGTCGATTGTCTATGAACAGAAAAAAACGGAATATGCAAAGGGGTTTCGCCAGATAATGCCAAAAAAGCCAACAAAATGGATTATTTGCTTTACGAAAACAAAAAACACAGCTTTTTATCGTTTTTGGACATGGACACGTAAAGAATTTAGCCATGTATTTGCAGTACGCTATTATCCAGAATACAATCAATGGTTTGTAATGGACTTTAATGACCAGGGTTTTCGTTATAAAATTTATAAAGATGATAGTGCGACACATTTAATTGCATTTTTAATCAAACGTTGTATTTGTGTAGATTACACGCCTAAATCGTCAAAGTCTTACACACCTTTATGGTTATATTGCACAACATTTATTAAGCATTTAGTAAATATTCGTAAATTTTGGATTGTTACACCGTATCAATTGTATTGTGAATTGCTAAAGCAAGGTGGAAAGGTCATTTTTACTGAAGATGAAAAAAGGGTCAAAAAATAATTGGAGCATATTTGCTAAAGGTATGGGTGGTAAAAACTTTCATGCCCATAAAGGAACTGTAAATGTACGCCAAAGAACATTTATTATTGGCTATGATAAAGATGGTAAAGCAATAACAAAAACAATCTTAATTAAAAATAAGTAAGGGTAAATCTATGGGTGGTATGTTTAAAACAAAAATTCCAGGAAAATCTCCAGAACAAATACAAGCCGAAGAAGCTGAACGAGCAAGACTAGCCGAAGAAAAAAAGCAAGAAACCTTTGCTAAAGCAGAAGAACAAAGAAAATTTGCTGGTAATTTATATGGACAACAATCTCTACAAGACGAAGATATGCAAGGATTTCAAGGATTTCGCACAACCAAAACAATGGGTAGATACCGATGAGAACAATGTTCAGCGAAGCTGATGATGGAAATCCAGCACCATCTACAACAGGTGCAAATACGGATGGTGAATTAAAACGTGTTTTAGATCGTTATAAAAAAGCAAAAGGGCGTTGGCAATCTTGGTCTGATATTTGGGAAGAAATTTACGATTATGTTTTACCCCATCGTGAAAGTTTCTTTGGTGAATTTGCTGGACAACGTAGAACCGAAAATATTTATGACGAAACAGCTGTAACTGGATTACCTAAATTTGCATCAAGATTACAACTTGGCTTTTTTCCTCCAAATGGTAGAGCATTTCGTTTAATGCCAGGACCAGAATTTCCAAAAGAATTATTAAATCCAAACTTACAAAAGGAATTGGATAAAATCACCGATTTACTGCATGAAGGATTGCGTAATAGTAATTTTAATGCAGAATTGCACGAAGGATTGCAAGATTTAGGTCTTGGAACAATGAATCTTCTTGTTGAATCAGGAAGATTTTCTGGCGATTTGCATTTTACAGCTGTTCCTCCAACGCATATCGCACTTCTTCCTGGTGCGTTGGACACAGTTACCGATTGGTTTCGTTGGATGCCAGAATGTGATATTACCGAAGTCAAACATCGGTTTCCTTTTGTTAAATATACAAAAGAAATGGAAGCCGTACAAAAACGTGATCCAAAACGAAAGACGAAATTATTAGAAGCAACCTGTTATGACCAAACGGATCGTTTTAAGGATGAATATACCTATTATATTATATCGGAAACCGATAATAAAATTTTATATAGTCAACAATTAGCTGGCAAAGCAAATCTTCCGTGGATTACGACACGTTGGTCTAAATCTGGTTTTGAGGTATGGGGTCGAGGTCCAGTATTACAAGCCATGCCAGCAATTAAAACATTAAATTTAACCGTTCAGTTAATTTTAGAAAATGCAGAAATGGCAATTGCTGGATCGTACGTATATGACGATGATGGCGTATTTAATCCAGATAATATTACCATTCAACCAGGCACATTTATTCCTAAAGCACCAGGATCTTCGATTGATGTTTTAGGCAGCCCAGGGCGTTTTGATGTTGGGCAAATGGTTTTAGAAGATATGCGAAGAAATGTAAGAAAGGCTTTATTTATTGATGAACTTGATAGTCGCCAGAATGCGAAAACCCCCTTATCAGCCACGGAAGTGTCGGAACGTTTGGCAGATGTTGCGAGGGATATGGGTGCAGTTGCAGGGCGTATGCAAAAAGAATTTTTACAACCGTTAGTGGAACGTATTGTTGCGATATATACAGCACAAGGATTAATGGAATTACCAAAAGTAGATGGTAGGCAAATTCGCGTTGTACCAGTATCGCCTTTATTACGAGCCCAAGATCAACAAGACGTTGCTGATTTTGTAAGATTTCAACAAACAGTAGCTGGAACATTTGGTCCAGAAATTACGCCAGCATTATATAAACAAGAAAATGTCATTCGTTATTTAGCTGGCAAATTTGGTATTCCAGAGGACTTATTAGCTTCCTCAGATGAAGTGCAACAAAATATTGAGTTAGCACAACAGCTAATGCAACAACAAGGCATGACTCCTAGATGACCAAGCAAAAAGTAAATCTATCTATTGATGGTAGAGGTTACACAGATGATGTGGAAAAAGATTTAAATTCCAAGGCTTACGGATTGTTTGGATCAGGCATTGGCAAACAATTTTTAGAATATTTAGAGGGAATATCTACGCGAAATATTTATCCTCCAGGCACAAATATAGAAACACTAGCACACGCTGAAGGTGCAAGGTGGATTGTCGCAGTTATTCGTGGTCGAACACAATTAGGGAAAAAACAACATGACTGAAGAAACACAACAAACAGAACAAACACAAGAAACAACAGAAGCACAAGTACAGACAAATCCATCCGATAGTGGGGAAGAAGAAGCTCCCTCTAGACCAGATTGGTTGCCTGAAAAATTTGAAACACCTGAACAATTAGTTACTTCTTATGGGGAATTGGAAAAAAAGTTTCATTCCAGACGCGATGATTTAAAAAGCGAAGTTACAAAACAAGTGCATGAAGAAATCAATAAAGAAGCATTAAAAGGTGTTCCAGAAAGTGCTGGAGATTACGAAATTAAAACAGAAGTTGATGGAGAATTTGTTGATGTTGAAGAAACACCTATGACGGAGTGGTTTCGTAGCGTTGCACATAAATATGGATTAAGCCAAAAAGATTTTGCAAATGTTATGCAAGAATTTGAATCGGTTTCATCACAAATGGGTCCAGATTGGAATGAAGAATCTAAAGCGTTAGGCGAACACGCAGAAAAACGTTTGGAACGCGTTGATGCTTGGGCTTCTACAACATTGTCAAAAGAAGCATATCAAACCTTTGCAGCAATTCCAGCAAATGCAGCCATGGTTAAAGCCTTTGAAGAATTAATGGAAGCATCAGGCGAACCAAAGTTTAATATGGTGGATTCCAATACTTTTCAAGAAGAATTATCTGAAGCAGATTTAAAAGCCATGCAAGCTGATCCAAAATATTGGAAAGATAAAGATCAAGCGTTTATCCAAAAGGTACGATCTGGATTTAATAAACTAGCATTAAAAAAGCACGGAACTTTAGTCCAACAATAGTAATGTGAATTGAATTAAATCTTTTCTTGCATCAATACTATGATTGCACGAAAAAGCCCTATTCAGTTGGTAAAGCCCTTTTTGGATAACTTAACGCTAACTCAATACGATAACTTGGAAGTGTGAGTGTAATATTTTTAAACTTATTAGGAGAAAACAATGGCAGTTTCTACCATTAGCACCTCCTTTATCGAGGAGTTTGAATCTGGCGTTCACATGGCGTACCAGCGAATGGGTTCTAAACTCCGTAATACAATACGTAACCGAAATGGTGTTAAGAATAAAACAACATTTCAAAAAATCGGTAAAGGGTTTGCGACAACAAAGGCAAGACACGGAGCTGTAGCACCGATGAATCTTGAACACACCAATGTCAACGTTACATTAGAGGATTACTTTGCTGGTGAATGGGTCGATGATCTCGATCAGCTAAGAATTAATCACGATGAAATGATGGCAGCTCAACAATCTGGTGCTTATGCACTAGGTCGTAAAACTGACGATTTAATCTTGGCAGCAATGACAGGAACAACATCTGCACATGATGAAACATCTAATGGCATTACATTAGCTTGGGCATTAGGTCTGATGGAAGCATTTGGTAATAACAATGTTCCAGACGATGGCAGAAGATATGTTTGTGTAGGCTGGGAACAATGGTCACAATTAATGAGTATCGACCAATTCTCAAGAGCTGAATATGTTGGAACAGATCAACTACCATTTCCTGGTGGTATGACTGCAAAACAATGGCTTGGCTTTATGTGGTTTCCACATTCAGGACTAACTGGAATGAACGGTTCTGGAGCAGCTGGCACAACACATCGCGAATGTTTTGCGTATCATGCTGATGCTATTGCTCATGCAATTGGTGCAGATATTAGTTCAAATATGCAATATCACAACGATAAGGATTCGTATTTTATCTTAAATAAAATGCAGATGAATTCAGTTCTTATTGATGCTGAAGGTGTATTTGAATGTGAATTAAAGAATTAGGAGGAACGAACATGGCATTTACTAAAGCAAATTTATCGTTGGTTTCCTATTCTGGAAATGGATTTCACATCTGGCACTATACTACAACAGATGCAAAGGCAACAATTGACTCAGCTGGCTACTTTAATGATGCAAGCAATGAAATGAATGTCGGTGACATGATTTTTGCAGCTACATCAACAGGTGGCACAGCAGAATATGGTATCTTTTGTGTTAATGCAAATGCAAGTGGTACAGTTGATACAGCTGATCTTGTTTCCTTAAGTGGAACTGATACCGATTAACTTTAACCAGGGCAATGTAAAAGTTGCCCTTTTTCAAAGAGGTTATTATGCCAACATATAAAGGTGTAAAATATCCTTATACAAAACAAGGATTAAAAGCACATAAAGAAGCAACAAAGAAAAACACAAAAAAGATGGGCAATAAGTAATGGCAACGGATGCTTCTCGTTTTGTTCGTGATACAGGAATTGTAGGTGTAACTGCTTATGGTGGATATCGTGCAATAAAAGGTATTAAAAATGTTAGAGCAGGAATACGAGAGGAATACCGTCAATCTCCAGCATATAGAGAAAAGTTAAAGGGTAGATTGTCTAAAAGTTTAGGTAAGATAATGCCAGAAACAAAGCCTAAACCTAAACCTAAACCTAATTTTCTTTTTCAAATTGGAAAAGCGTTTCGCACAATGGGTAAGATTGGTGTAAAAACATCCCCATTTGTAGCAGCTGCATCAATGTTAACACCCAAAAAAATAAGCAAATCATCACAATTAAAAGATTATGAATAAATGGAAATTATCTAATGCCAACAACACCTAGTACCGATATTGAAGTTGCACAAAAAGCAATGGTGCTGGTAGGAATGGAACCCTTAACAGCATTTACAGATAAAACAGACGAAGCAAAAGTAGCAAATACAATTTATGAAGATATTGTTTCCGATTGTTTAGCCACACATAACTGGAATTTTGCAACTGGGCAAAAAACATTATCACGTTTAACAGATACACCAGTAGATCGTTGGGATGCTGCTTATGCATTACCGACTAATCCAGAAGTAATGCAAGTATTAACTGTTACGATCGAAGATGTCGTGCAATCGTATGATATTTATGAACGCTATGTGTATATTAATGCACAAACTAGCGATACAGTTGTTTTAAACTATTTATTTCGACCAGAAACACAATATTGGACTCCAGCCTTTACACTTTGGGTTATTTATCGCCTTGCATCTGTTTTGGCTTTATCAGTTACACGAAAAGCTGATATTGCAAAACAATTTGTTGCAATGGCAGATAATCAATTTCGTGTTGCTAAATCAAGAGATAGCCAACAAGTCACAACACAAGCCCTCAGACTCTCCAGATTTCACAAAGTACGTTTGGGTAATGGAATATACCAAAGAATTGAAGGCACGACTCCATAGGCAAATGAATGGCATTACTGAGGACATTTTACACAAACTTTACTGGTGGAGAGGTTACACCCCTATTATCTTCCAGAATTGACACCGAAGCGTATCAAAATGGTGCAAAACAATTACGCAATGTCCGTATTCGTTCTCAAGGTGGTGTTACACGCAGACCTGGAACATTATATTTACAAACCTTAACCAATACAGATTATCAAGTTGAACCTTATGTGTATGACGAAGATGAAGCGTATATTATTCTATTTCGTAATACAGTTATTGATATTGTAGATGCTTCAAGCCCTACAACAATAGTGGATACTATTACATCAGCACCTTACACAACAGCAATGCTTGGAAATATTCGTGTTGCTCAAAGTGGCGATACAATGATTATTACCCATCCAGACGTAGAAATAAAAAAACTAACACGAACAAGTGCAAATAATTTTAGTTTGGATCAATATGTTTTTGATACTGCGAGTACACCAACAAAGGTATATCAGCCCTATCATAAGTTTGTTGCAGCTTCGACATTTATTACGCCAAGTTCTGCATCAGCTGGTTCAATTACTTTAACAGCAAGTGCCAATACATTTTTAACAAATCATGTCAATCAAACATGGCGTTTTGTTGATAGTGCTGGAAAAGTGGTTTATGCATTAATTACTGGTTATACAAATTTTACAACAGCAACAGCTACGTTGTATGATGATTTAGCAAATACCAATATTATTTATAATTTTGGTGAACCTGTGTTTTCTGCACTTCGAGGATATGCAAGAACCTGTATTTTCCATGACCAACGCTTAATTTTTGGTGGAAGTAAATCTCTACCTAATCATATGTTTATGTCTAAAGTAAGTGAGTTTTTTAACTTTGATGTTGGTACATCGCAAGATGCCGATGCAATACAATTTCAAATTGCTGAAAATCAAGTATCAGAAATTAAATCGTTAGCATCATTACGGCATTTAACTGTTTTTACATCCGAGCAAGAATTATATGTTCCAACATCCGAAAACAAACCCTTAACACCAGCAACGGTAACCATTAAAAAGCAAACAAATTATGGTAGTGGTGCAATTCAGCCAGAAGTGTTTGATGGTGCTATTGTTTATGCCACAAAATCTTTAGGTGCAATTCGTGAATTTGTATTTTCCGATATTTCACAAGCCTATAATTCGGATGCATTAACGATTGTTTCCCAAGATACCATTGGAACACCTTCCAAAATTACAGCACAACAAGAAGCATCCGATCAAATTGAGGGGTATTTATATATGGTAAATACCGATGGTGATTTATCTGTATTTATGTCTATTCGTAAAGAAAAACTACAAGCCTGGTCAAAATATACCACAACAGGAACAATTAAAAATATTGTGAATGTAAATCGTCAAATTTATTTAGTTGTGCAAAGAACCTTTAATTCAACCAATTACACAATGCTTGAAAGATTAGATAACACTTGTTTTTTAGATTGTTCCAAGAAATTTACAAGTTCCCCATCAAATAATGAATATTCTGTTTCCCATTTAGCACATGGTACAGTTTATGTACGTTCTGGTAATTATTCATTAGGAGAACATACTGTTACAAGTGGTGGTGTTTGTACTACAACTGAAACCGTTGGAACAGCTGAAATTGGCTTAAATTTTACGCCAACAATACAAACATTACCTCCAGAATTTCAATTACAAGAAGGTGTAACAGTTGGCGAAAAAAGACGTATTGTACGAGCTGTATTGGATTTATATGAATCGTTAAGCATTACTGCAAAAGGTACAGAAATATTAGTGCGTAATGTAACAGACGATTTATCAACCGAACCTTCTAAAATTACAGCACGAAAAGAAGTATATTTATTAGGATGGTCTACGGATGGCACAGTAACAGTAACAAGTTCAGACCCCCTTCCCTTAACAGTAAATGGAATTATGTTGGAGGTAGAAATATAATGGGTGAAGTAGCCTTAATAGTTGCATCAGCTGGTTTAAAATTAGGTGCAGCCAAAATGGAAAAAGACCGTTATGAAATGCAAGCACAAGAAGCTCGCGAAAATGCGAATTTGTCACGATTATCTGCAAAAGGTCAAGCAGCTGATAGAGAAAGGCAACGCAGAATGCAAATTAGTTCTATTCGAGCAGATGCAGCTAGTCGTGGTATTTCTGCAAGTCCTGGTGGAACAATCGGTAGTTTAATTCGTAGAGAAAATACATTTGCTAAAATAGACTCTAATCGCATTATGCTTATGGGCGAAAGCAAAGCAAGACAATATGGATTAAGTGCAAAAGCATCAAAACAAGCTGGTAAAGGTGCATTAATTAGTGGAGTGTCTAGTGCATTTGGGCAAGGTGCTGAATATAAAATGGCAAAAGATTCTGGAAAACAAAATAAGGCTTAATAAATATGGCATATAAACCAACACAAGGACCACAAGTTACATTACAACCAACTGGTACTACGGATTTATCAGGATTTGGTTCTTTTGCAAATGCAATATTTCAAGCTGGAAATACGTTTGGAAATATCGCTGTAAATATGGCACAAGAACAAAATAGAAATGCACAAAACGCTGAAGCTTTTCAAGCAAAAATATTAGCAAATGATGTTGTCGATCAAAATGGTAATTTAATTACAACAAAAGAAACACAGCAAATTGCTGATAATTTTATCTATTCCAATAGTGCTAAAATATACAGAGAAACAGCTGATTTAAGTGTAACAAAGTTTGTATCAACAAAAGTTGCAAATGATCTTGATCTTTTATTGCAAGAATATCCTCGTGGTGGAGAGGAATATGAAAACAAAAAAGATGCTTTATTATCTAAAGCCAGAAATTCTGTTGAGGGAAATGTTAATGCAACAAATTTACTGGAAACAGATCTGCAAACAATTGGAAATAAAGCAGATAATATTATTCAAAAAAATGAACTTATACATGCCTGGGAAAAACGAAAACTCGGTGATGTGGAAACAGTTAATCATTTAGTATCAGATTTAACAGACACAATTGCAAATCATTACTCTGATATAAAAGGTGCAGATGTTTTAAGCAATGAAAACGTTAAAGAAACTTATGAAAACATTCTAAATATTATCAACGGTCTTTCTGCTAATCCAAATTTAAAAGCTGAAGAATTAAATGCGTTACAAAAAGTAGTATTAGATGCAATTGGAACTGGAATTATTCACGGAGAAATTAATAAAATTCGTATGGATCATCCCAACGAAGCAATGTTTCAACGTGTATCTACAAAATTCTTAAATGAATTACGCGATGGTGATTTTAAAAACATTAATGGTGTATTTAAAAATTTAGGTGCGAATTTACAAATCAATCAAGATCAAATGCTAAAGATTGCAGAAAATTATGTAAAAAATCATCGAGCCCAATTTGAACGAGAAAGAACTCAAATTGATAGAGTGTCAAAAGAAAATGGAGATGAATTACTATATAAAATAACAGTTGGTG